GTCTTGCATTTTATAAGCTTCCTTTTCCCAAGGCAAGTCATAGTAGTCAGTTTTTTCTGGGATTGTTTTCTTTTTCCACTTCTTACCATAACAGTCCATCTCTTTGCGAGCATACTGTTTAACATGAACCATCTCATGACAAATGGTAGTAATGAAATCTTTAAGAGTTAGGTCGTTTGCAACCTCAATGGTGAACTCACGATTAGTGTCTTCCATCATACACCAACCAACAGCATCGCCAGTCAGTTTCTTGATTTTCACTTCAATCTCTAAAGTGCGAAATCTAGGAAGTAGAGCAGAAATCATCTCATGAACAACCTTTTCTGCGATTGCTCTCTGGAACTTGTTTCCACCAGTAACTTCAATAATATTCATAAATTACCTCTATTTCTCAAACTATATGTATATTATATGTTATTAGAACAAGTATGTCAAGCACTTTTTGACATTTTTTTGCTTAAAAAAACCCTTATAAATCAACGACTTATAAGGGTGAGGAATGGTGGGACAACTATTTAAAGTGAGAAAAGAGAGGAGTTGCCCCACCATTTATTAATAGTAACCGATAGTTACTACATTGTCAACACATTTTTAGTGCTTCTTCTGTGGTTTCTTTAACTCTACGAGTCCAACCACGACCAAATGTTTCAAATGTTTTAAGTTTTTCATAATACCCTTGGCGATTATTTTGGTAAGTTTCAATCGCAGATTCAATTCCTTCAATCTGGACATATGCATTCACTGCTCTAAGTGTTGCAGGGCCAATTGCTCCATCAGCAGTTGCACCTACCATACTCTGAAGATACTTAGCAGCTCTACCAGTGCCGGCATTAACGCCAAAATCAAACACACAAAGATCCAAACCAGATGGTAGTTCATCACCCTTAACCCTTCCCCAATAGTTCTTTTCATAGATGGGGGCGACATCTTCAACCGTTAGGTCTTTCATGTCTTTAGTTCCACCCCACTCTTCATAAACTCTTTTGGTAACTCCGAGATTAGTCTCGCCGCCAGGGTCTTTGGGATGGTTTACATACCCACCTTCATGGTGAAGTATCATTTCCAAGCAATGTTGATAATTTTGTTTCATATTAACTCCTTGTAAAATTATCAGTCCACCCAAATGCTTCTTTGACTACTTCTTTGGATAGTCCTTTATACACTTGATGTAGTTTCTTGTCTTTTGCATCAATCAAAAGTTGTGCTTCATTTTTATGCAATCCTTCTAGAGTAGCAATAAACAAATTTTCTCTTTTGAATTGTGGCAAAGAATCTTCACCACCTTTTACAAAGCGATAGAGTTTTCTTGCTTCTCTACGAAGCACAGTATGTTCAGTTCCCTCTTCTGCTTCATTTTCTTTGTAGGGAACTTCACCTTCTGGAATCAACCAGACGATATTAGGATCAAAAGAAGATTTGATAATCATACGAAGCGGGTCGCAATCGTATTGTCTAAGAACTTCAACCTTCTTATCCTTTGTCTTTGCATTATGCACTTTCTTTAGAACCTCAGAAAGTAGAGGTGTATATGTGTCTCTTACCATATTAAAAGTCTCCAATGTCATTCATAAGATTTTTCAATCTATTTTTTATAAAATAATTTAGTAGTTTTGATCTTTCACCTATCGGGGGCTTCTCAAACTCTTCAAGAATCCTCTCCTTCAAGTCACTTGGAATGCAATCCAAATCAATCAAAGTTTTGTTGCGTTGATAATTTCTCATCATTTCCTCTGTGCAAAAATCTTCTGGTTCAAGGTCAACCCAAGTCTCCAGTTTTTTCTTTGCAATCGGTCGTTGACGCAACTCATCTACAAACGTATTGTCTGATGATAAGAAGTTTGGAACTCCATCACTTCTATCACCTTTCAATATATGTTCCTTTATATATAGGTGAGGGTCAGTCCCATTGAGAAATTTCTTCTGAACTGGTGAATATTGTTTTACAAAGTTGTGTTTATGCAACTGTATAAAGTCCTTATCACCAGAAAGAACTAGAACCTTTTCATATGCATTTGGTGTTTTAGAAATATGTTCAACAACAGCAGCAATACAATCGTCTGCTTCTGCACCCTCTACTTCTAAAACTTTATATGGAAAGTTGTCTCTGATCTCATCACGAATATTGTTCAGAGTTTCAAAGATTAGATTCCAATCGAGGCCTGAGGATTCTCTATCCTTCTTTCGATTGGATTTGTAATTGGGGAAGTAATCTCTTCTCCAATATTTTTTGCTATCATAACAAAGAACCAGTTCACCATATTCTTCAAAAAACCTAGAACGATACATTCTAAGAGAATTCAAAACCATATGACGAACCATATCTCCATCGACATCATTTTGTTTTTTAGAACCAATTTGCATCATAAGATTACTGATGGTGACTTGGTTCATGTCCACTAAAATCATAGTTTATCACCTTTTTTCATAGTATTATATATTATCCTAAAACAGAATGAATGTCAATAGATTTTGGAGCGGGCAAGGAGAATCGAACTCCTGTCATCAGATTGGAAATCTGAGGTAATACCATTATACGATGCCCGCATTATTTACGTTGTGCCCTTATACACACCACTTGATTATTTGGTTTAGGAAAACCATTCACTCTTCCAATCTTCCCAACCACGAATTCTCTTTTTTGCAAGCATTGTTCCATACTATAATACTTACCATAAACTTCTGAATTGACCATTGGAGTCGAACTAGAGCCCCAAACTAATTGCACCACTACTAATATCCACATATATTTTACCTTATGGTGCTCCCACACAGAATCGAACTGCGAACTGATGATTACAAATCAACTGTTATACCGTTTAACTATAGGAGCGTTATTCTTCATCAATATCATCTTCTAACAAACTATCAACAACATCTTGCATGAGATCAACATCAATTCTAGTAACTAACTGTCCATCTTCTTTTGTTGTTGAAACAAATAAGTCCACAACATCTTGCATGGGATGAGGCATATCCATATCCCTATAAATTGTAGACTTCACCAACTCAATCAAAAATCCAACATCACGAATAAATCCTTTATCATTAGTAGATACACCATTCTCTGTCAGATTATGGATAAGGTTTACTACAAGTCCCTCTGTCAAGTGATCTGCAAACATGATGGACTCTCGTAGTTCCATATCCGTATTATCAATTATAATTTCTTTCTGAGGTTTCGTTTTCAGTGGAAACTGAATTACTTTACCCTTTTCTGGATCGGCCATGACGTTCTTCCTCTTCCATCTCTCTTGTCCATTCACACCCAATATCTGGATACCACGTTCCAACACTTCTCTTTGGTGTGCCATCTGGATGGTAGGCCATAACCAAACAAACATTCTTTGTTTTGTTTTGTTGATACTCACCCCAAAACAAATCTAACCAAACGCCATCTCTTAGGTATCTTTCCATGTTACGAATATACCCTTCAATAGACGCCACTTTTGCAATCGAACCCTTTACATTTGCTCTTTTGGCAGCACGTTCTGCGGCAAGCAAACCTTTCTGAGTTTTAATCCATTTCTTCACTTTAAGATGATGCCAAGGATCATCTTCACCTCGTTCTAAAACTGAGGGATGGATTGATTTATATTCTGGGGGATTTTCTTTTAATCTTTTTTCACGAGCCTTAGCAAGACGTTCAGCAGCAGCGGCTTTCTGCTCTTCTGACATAGGTTTCCTACGTTTTTTCTGCTTTGGAATAGTTGTATCACTTTCAACTCTAATATTTCGTCTTGCCATAACCTCACCATTTGTCTAGTAACCAAGTTCTTCTTTACGTTTCTGCATCTTTCTTTTATATCGTCTAGTTGCAGCGTCTTTTGCTTTTCTACGTTTAGTTCCTTTTGATTCAAAAAAGGTTCTTTCTCGTAGTTCTTGAAAAAACCCATCTTTTACGAGTTTCTTCTTTAATACCCTTAATGCCTTATTGACATCATTATCACGAACCATTACAGTCATTCCTTGTGGGAATTCATCTCTGTTACGATTGTTGTATTTGTTCCTTCTATTATTATACTTATTATACATTATATCCTCATAGTTAGTAGTTGGCCTGCCCTGAGGGAGTCGAACCCCCGACCCACGGCTTAGAAGGCCGTTGCTCTATCCAGCTGAGCTAAGGGCAGATAACTTAACCCAACTAGTTTTTGTTAAATCTCAAACGATAATATCTACCGTTCTCGAAAAACTCAATCACACTATAATCATACACTTCATAACTTTCAGTAGTGTATGTTGTGTTATTAGAACATCTCTGTTCTTGTCGATAACCAACCACTCCTTGGTTTTTATTGTTACCGTGAGCATTACCCA